GTCTTGTATGCCCTGCTTCTGAAACGTTGAGATAATCGGAATGTTGATAGCCACGGTTAGCCCCTGTTAATTGTTTTCATTGCCAGGATACGTTGTGCTTCTAATTCGGCTCGTTTAACAATGGGCATACAGTTACGAGTTACTTCGTCTCGTGTTTCTTCAGCAGCTGGCCACATAACACGGGAAGCCACACGCCACCGGTCGTTTAGGTTTTTGACCATAAGGTCACCCCGCACACTGCTAGGTTCGTTTCGTCGTCCTGCCATGTCAAACACTGAAAGCCCGCGTTGCGTAGCCTGGACCACAACAGTACCGACGGACTCGTACACCAGGCCTTTTTCCAAATTGCGTCGGCGGGCACGACGAGTGTTAAGACGTAGTTTTATACGTCGTTCTTCTTTGCCGTCCCACAAAGGTCGGTCGTTCCAATTACGTTCCCACCCTGACAATGGAGGCACAGTCGGTACGTTCGCTTTAGCTGCTTCTACAGTTGGTGCTACGGCTTCTTTAAAGTCACGCGTAAACGACTTGCGTAACGTCTGGTCAAACCTGCCCAAAACTTTCAGCGTTTCTTTAAGCCCCTCAACCTTGGGTGGGGTCATGTTCGCTACAGCTCTAGGCACGGTTGCGCTCCTCGAGCACGCGAACAACCGTCATTAACTCGGGGTGCTCAAATTCCACGTTTGGAGGCCAGTACCCGGTAGCCACGACAACCTGCGCTAGGAGGTAGCCGACGCTGCCGGGTCGGTAGGGTTTCGGTCGTCTGCCTCGACGATCTCTGGCATGTTTTCTAACTGGTCAATGAACTGGTCCAGGGTTGCTGGTACGACTATGCCAGCCTGGCGTGTCGCTTCATACGCAAAGTAGGCAAGGTCCTCTGCGCCTATGCCGTCACCGATTTGTGAGATTTTGCGCTTGTATAAGCGTTCCCATTTGACAAGTGTTGCCAGGTTCGTTTGTACCTGGCGTGAGTCGCCGTCAATGGTGCGGTAAGCAAGGGTCAGTCTCAAGGGTTTGTCCTTTCGTCGGGCAAGGCTCCGCCCATGCGGGCTTGCTTTGTTTTACTCTCAGCCTGAGGCTGAGGGATCACGTGGTTGCTTTAGCGAGGGTGCCACCACGGAATGTCAGCGTGACTGTGCTGAGCTCTCCGAGGCTGGCTGCAATCGGTGTGTGGGTTTCGAGGTATGCGCCTGTGAGCGTGTAGGACGGGTTAGTTGACGACACTGCACTGCTGCTTGGCTTGAGTACGAGGTTTGTGGTGGTGCCGACCAGGGCGTAGATTGTTGCTTCGGTTTCGGTTGCTGCATACGACTGGTACAGGGTGACGGTCACTTCGTTGTTCTGAAGTCCGCTGGTGTACTTGCGGGCCGTGTCACCAAACGCGGTGGACTCAAGAGCTTCAGCCGTGTACGTCACGGTCGCGCTGGTGCACTGATCCGACAGATCAACGCTGTTGATTGTGACCGCTGGGTTAGAAAGGTAAGTGCTGGTAGGCATTGTCAGTCCTCGGATTTCTTTTTCTTGGTTTCCTCAACGACGAAACCGCCGTCAATAAGTGCCGGGACGTTTACACCCTCAGCCTCAGCGGCTTCAGCGTCAAACACGTCACCGATTTTGCCGAGTCTCTCGGACGCAATCTTGTATGCCATGTTGTCGCCTCCTATGCCGTTTGAGCTTGTAGGGAAATAGTTACAGTGTACGACGGGTATTCTACTCCACCTATCAACGTGTTGGTGGGACGACCGTCAGTGACCGCAACCTGTTTTGCTAAAAGCTGTGCTGCGATCGCCAGTGCCGGGCGTAGCGCGTCAAGGTTGCTGGGTCCCATGGTCAGGATTATGCAACTAAATGTCACTTTGGCAATGTTGTAGTTCCAGGCTTCAAAACTGGGTGCGTCAAGAAATACGCACGGTGGCTGTAGGTTCCGTGGGTCCGTAACGACTGTAAGTCCCGAGATCGTCGCAAGGGTGGCTGCGAGGTCGTCTATAGCCTCGTTGAACAGGTCTGTGTACGCCATTAGGCTGCCGCTGGTCTAGGAATACCCAACAGTTGTTTCATGATCGCTGAGAGCCCTGTAGGGGTTGCTGTGCCCATTTCGGTAAATGACGCAAACTCGTTGACGCTGGAGCGTTGACGGTATAGGGCCCCGCCGTACATGATCGTGCCCAGGGTAACGTCGCCCGAGGGGCTGGTCGTGAGGCTGTCCACATACCCGGCTTCTTCGCGTCGGCGGTAACAGAACGCGTTGGCTGCAGCTGCGCACTGCACTAAAAACGCTGCGTCAGCGACCGAGACGCTGGTAAACCCCAGCCAGTCTTCGATCTGTTGGTCGGTTATCCAAGTGCACGTTGGGCTGGTTGTGATCGTGCCAACTGGGACGACTGCGGAACGGTTGATGTCGTCGCCTGCGTCATAGAACAGCACCTGGTTGAGGATCGGCACGTCATAGTCGTAAAGGAGGGTGCCCTCGCTGTCAATGCCGACGTACAGGTATTGGGGTAATGCTCGTACGGTCTGTGAACCGTTGAGGGTTGAGTTACACCCGCTAAGGGTGAACGTTTGCCCTAACTCGAGCTCGAGGTCCCTAAGCGTTTCAACGACTGCATAGTTGTCTATGCGGTATTGAAACGTGACGCTGGTTGATGTTGTAGCCATGAGCCGTTGCCCGGCTTTCCGACTAGGCCTGGGTGATCTTGCGGATCATTCCTGAGATTGCAGCAAAGGTGCTGACGTATCCGTGGAATGACATTGTGCGCCCGAGTGTTGCTGGTACTTCAACGGACATGAGGCCCCGCTGTTGTTCGTAGAACTCGTATGCGTCGCCAGCACCCTGACCAACTCGGGTAATAATCATGGTCTTAGCTGCAAAATTGCTATCGACAACAAGTTCCAGACCGAGCGGGTTGCCGTTCCAAGTCGCTGCGTTCTGTGAACCCAAAGCGTTTTGACCTGAAAGGCCGTTGGCAATGAATGGGAATACTGGACGGCCTGTGCTGTCGGCAAGCTTTCCAAGTTGTGCCCATACATCGACAGATACGAACATGTGCGTAGGCAACCAGTTACGGTTGCTGGAAATGTCGTTGGCTGCGTCATAAACGCTGGTCAAAAGGTCAGCGAGTGTGCCGTCCCAAACCCCTGAACTGGTAGCTGCGGTAAGCAAGTTATCGGCTGCAAGGTTGTCGCTGGCTATCATGTACTCGCCCATGAGGTCATTCAAGATCAGTTGCATGGCTGCGGGGTTTGTGAAGTCAATGTCCTGTGCGGAAAGAGTGACCTGCCCTGCGAGGGTGGTTTTGGTAACAGTATTTGAGTTAATTACCATTGTCGTTGCCGACACTGCCGACAATTCAGTCGACTGTGTCCCCACTGACGTATGTGTCCCAATAGTTGGCCGCACGAAGGTCTTGGAAGCGCCCCCGTCCGGGTATGCACGTGCGCCAACTGCGTTGACAACTGGGCGCAAAAAGTTAATGTCCTGCACCAATGGTCCAAGCACCGGCACTGGCAAAAGGCCTGGCGTATCAGTCGTAAGAACGTCACCAGCAGCTGCTTGGAATGCGGTGCGCTGGCTAAGACGGTACTCTTGTACGGCTGCGTTAATGTTTTTGAACGTGTCGCCCCCAGCATGGTATGCGGCCATGTATTCGCCTGCTGATGGGAGCTTGAACTCGCGCTTTGGTTGTGCGAACACGGTAGGAACGATCTGTTCCGGGCCTGCTGCCTCGACTGCAATTTCTTCTGACACTGGTTCCTCCTCGACGGATTCTGTTAGATCAAGTTCTGCGTCGGGAGCTGTTTCGGGCTCGCCTTGCGACGCAGCCACCTGGGTAATGGTAGCACCACTGAACGCTGGAATTGGTACAAGGCTTAATTCGGACCATTCAGCGGATTTGATTACTAGCACGCCGTTGTCGTCACGGTAGAAGTCTTTGGCATTTACGCCAACACTTACAGAGTCAAGCACGCCTGCAGCTGCCAGGGTTAGGGCTTCGTCGCCTGCCTGGGTCTCGACGACGGTTGCGGTGAACAACATGCCGTCAGGGGTTTCGGTACGGCCCGTGACCAAACCGACTGGCTGTGTTGAGTCGTGGTACATAAACAGTTTTGGGGCTTTGCCGTCAGTGGGCAGGGAACCAGCCAAAAACATGATCTCGGTACCGTCGGATACTACGGCTGGCGTGTTGTACGGTACGGCGATACCTGTGATTGTTCGGCGTGGTTTGTCACCAGTTGCAGCCTCAAGTTCAACTGCGAAACCTTGTGCAAGTTTTAGTTCCATTAGGCGTTTTCCTCCTGGGTGTTTTCTACCATTGACTCGGCAGCCACTTGCTGTTGCTGGGTGCCTGAGTCCTGTATGTATTCGTCCTCGATCATGCCCGCCAAGTATTTCTCAATCTCAAAACGTACGTAGGTGCCACGTGGCAGAACGTTGTTCATTGACAAGGTTTGGATAACACATTCCATGTACAGACGTGCACCGAAAATGTATAGGTCTTCGCGTGCTGATCGCGCGTTTTGGTACGAGTAGGACCCAATGTTGACACCTGCCAGGTATGGCGGAATGTTGCCCAAACGGCACATTTCTAGGGCCTGATAGTTGGCTGACTCGATCATGAGCATGTTGTCGGGCAGGGCTTTTGTTTCGGTGTACTCAAGGTATTCGTTGAGGGCTGCGGTTTGGTTTTCGCGTCGAGCTGCGTTGAACGCTGCCGATAGGTCGGCTAGTTCTTGCGCGGACAACGGTTCCCCGCCTGTTTGCTTCAATACGCCACTAGGCATGGACGACTCGGCGTTCCGGTAACGGCTTGCTTCAAGCTTGAGTGCCGTTTGTACAGCGTTGGTGGACTGGTACACAATGCCCTGCACCGGGCTAATAAATTGCACCAGGTCTTTGGGGTCAATCATGCCACCCTGGAAATAAACCTCGTTGCTGGGCGCAAACCATACTGGGCCTGCCTGATCCAATGTTTGGATCATTGACGCTGGAAGCCTGGTGAAACTTGCGGGGAAACCGTCTTGGGTGCGTGACGTAATAAACCAAAAAGCGCGACCGTAAAAGAACAGGTCGTCCAGGGTCCACGCCATAAGTGTCGAGTATGTGATCGCCGGGTCGGGTTGACGCAGCCAGGAACGTGGAGCAAGTTTTTCTTCTTCCATTTCGGTTTGTTGCTCGTCCCACATTTCTTTGTACATGCACAGTGGAGTGCTCGCAATAACGCTCGCCATGAGATCACGGCCACGCGCCAGCGTTGGTACTGACATTGCAGCGTTGCGTGCGTCACCCTCGTAGTAGGACCAGTATTCGCCAACCATCATGGGACCTTGGGCGTTTCGATAATACCCTGAGCCTGCCGCAGCTGCTTTTGCTGGTGCTGGTGCGTCGGCTGCTAATTGTGCTTTGGTTTCGCGTTTTGTGAAAATGCCCATAAGTCCTCGGTGAGCCTGGGCTCCCGACGAACCCAGACTCTCGGGTATTCTACCCCCGACCTACGACCAGTAAAGGTCTTTGGTT